TGTGTTAGGGAAGAACATTGTTTATGCAGTAAGTGTTTGCCCGGCGCTGTCGCGCCTCCTATCCAAGGACCAGGTGCCCGGCCGCAAAACGCGCCCCAAAGGAGTAGAAGGAGAAACACGGAGTGTTGCCCCAGTTAGCACACCGCGAACCGGAACCGGACGCGTCGTCCCAGTTGCCCCCGAGGCAGACGGCGCGGGCATCGGTTGAGTAGACGCTGCCCCGGCCCTCGGTGCTGGCCGTCCAGGCACCCCCCGATCCGTTGCCGCTCAACGATGCCCCCCATTGCCACATCACCCCTGTGGCCTGGGCCCAGCCCCATTTCGACACACGCTCCCACTGAACCGTGCCAGCGTCGGTGCCGCGGCTGCTGGCCTCCGGGGCGCCGTAGGCACCCGCGCTGAACTCGTCATTTGCCAGCAAGCGCTTGCCAAAGCTGCGCGCCATCTCCGAAGCCTCGTACCACGTGAAACTCCCGTAGGTGGTCGTGCCATTGCCGCCGAACTCAGCCGGCACCAGCGGTGCGCTGCTGCCATCGCCGATCGTCAGGCCAATCTTGCTGCTGGGCACCGCCGAGAACGATGAGCCCGCATAGCTGGTGGCTCCCACCAGGTAGAGGTCTCCCCAGAACCCGCCTTCGACGCAAGACATGCCGCGGGGATCCGGGCAGCTGGGCCGCCAGGTGAGGTCCCACAGGCTGTATTCGAGGATCTCAGCTGCGCCGGTCGGGCTGCCGTTGTTGACCGCCGTGGGCCGGCCGCTGGGGATGTAATGGAATCCGCCCACGATCGAGCCACCTGCAGCCCCAGTCGGCGCCGTCGTGAAGCTCGCATCAGCCACCAGGGCGCCGGTGGTTGGGTGCTGCCAGATGGCGTAGTCGGTGTTGTTGGTGAAGCTCCCCGGCATCGTCACGGCCGTAGCCGTGGCATACAGGTGTCCGTTGAGCACAGCGCCGGCCACGATGCTGATCGTGGTGGCAGCGGTCTTGTAGAACAGCGAGCCGCGATGCAGCACCGGCCGGCGGTTGTAGAGCACCACTCCACCAGTGGCCAGCACTGAAATGGCCTGCGCCGTGCGCAGCGGCGACATCACCTTGTCGGTGACCGCGCCGGCCTCTGCCTCGTCTTGGCTTGCAAAGACAGGCGGCGGCGACAGCGCGGCAATGGCCTGGGCAGTGCGCTGAGGGGTCATCAGCTTGCTTTCGCTTTCCCCGGCCTCGGCCTCCTCCTGGCTGGCGACATCGGCGCTGATTTCGAGATCGGCGCTCAGGTCGCCGCCACCCGTCAGGCCAGTGCTCGTGGCTACCTGACGGGCAGGCGGCACTGATTCATCCAGTGTCGCAAGATCATCAACATCCAACACCTGAGTGCTGGATTCGATCTGGTCTATTTTAAGTTTGCCAGCCATTAGAGAATCACCCAGGTTGAATTAGTGGGAACGGTGACTGAATAGCCGTCTGCGATCTCAACCGGGCCAACAGAAAAAGCGTTGTACCCAGCTGTCAAAGTAATGTTTTGGCTGATGACCTGAGCGGTTTGCGTGATGGGACCGCCTCCGCCGCCAGTTGCATCGCCCCACGAAGCCGGCTGCCCAGGACCTCCACTGGTTGGAATCTGGCCTGGGACCCCTGGGTTGCCGTCAAGCAGCAACGCACCTTTGAGGTCAACGTCAGCGTGAAACTCCCTCGCCATCAGCCCGTCACTACCGCTGTGAACTGATTAGCGCTCGGCGCTGTGGTAAACAACAGCGTTAATGCCGACGTGCTGGTCCGGCGCACGTCGCATTCGATCTGGTCGTAGTTGCCAGAGTTGCGATACACCTGAACCTGCAGCGCCCTGGTACCTTGGTTGTGCGTCAGCGTGAACGACGTGGCTGAACCGTCGCCGATGTCGCTGGTGTAGCGCTTGGTCTTGCCGCTCCAGGTGGTCAGCTTGAGCGGCGTGATCGCCCGCTCATCATCGGTGCCAGCATCCGCCTCAGCCTGGGTGGCGATCTCAATCCTCCCGGCAGTGCTTTCGCTGGCCAGAGGGATCACTGCAGCAAACGCGGTCCACACCACATCGCTGGTGTCGATGGTGCCGTTCACCTGGGTCTGGCGCCACTGCGTGCCGGCATCGGTGCCTTCCTCCACCGTCACCACCGCTGCTTCCAGCTCGGCAAACGTCGAGGCATCCAGCGCCCGCGTCATCGGCGTCGAGGCACCGGTCCACACATAAATCCCGTTCCCGGGTTCACTTGTCTGCAGCCGCACCAGCACCCGATCACCAGCGCTCATGCTGATGCCATCAATCGTGGCACCCGGCGCCGACAGGTTGATATTCCCCTGCGTGCTCACCCGCACCGAGTCCTTCCATGCCAGACCTTCCACGAACGACCGCACCTGGGCCAGGGTTGCCGGTTCCTGCGGATCTGTCGCATCAGGCAGGTTGAGCAGCCTGCTGACATTCAGCAGGTCGAGATCGACGTAGACGGCGCGGGCCATGAGGGAGGCAGGATCGGGAATCGTGCCGTAGCTTTCCGCCCTGAGATCAGATCAGCCGCGCAGTGCCCGCCAATGGCACGTTGAAGATCACCACCGTCTGATTCACAGTCGGGTGATACACGTCCCCATCAATTTCTCGGCTGCCAGCATCCATCAGCTCTGCCGATGGCCTGTATCCCAAGTTGTGGTTGATGGTCCACGTTGCTGCAGCCGAACTCTGCACGTGCACGTACGGCTCGCCAACAGGCCCCGGCGGTCCTTGGATTCCCGGCGGCCCTACCGTCACCACCCGCACCACCGCTGGCGCAGGTTGCGCTGTCACGCGAACAACCGCTGGCCCTGCAGGAACCGTGACCTTGACGACGGCAGGGCAGGTCACTCCTCATCCCTCCTAGTGGTCCGCAGGGCCACCGTGAACGGCCCTGTGGCCAGATAGTGATCATCAGCAGGCTCAGCGCCAGGCGGCACCATCAGGCAGTCGTAGCGATAGGCGCCGCCAACCTTCAGCGTGTTCACGATCGCTTCCGGCAGGATCAATTCCACCCGACCGTTTTCAGGATCAGTCCCCACCGTCACGGTGTAAACCGTCCGCCCTTTGTCGTCGCTGACCGTGGCATTCACATCCCAACCGGTGAACACCCACGGCTGCGTCTGCGCCGCATCACTGAACAGCTCAAACACCTTCAGCGCATCGGTGCCTTGCTCTGCGGCCCAGGTTTCGCCTTCAACCCACGCCACAGCTCAGGGCCCTACTGCTGGCTCAGCTTTCCGGCGTCCACGCCTCATTGGCGTCAGGCGTGGCTGGATCATCGCCTTTGAATTGGCCGCTGCGTTGCCGGGCGCGCTTCGCCTGCGCCTGCGGTTCCGTGGTGGTCTTGACCGCAGCGGCCGGCTGCTGGCCCAGCGCCTCAAGCACCTGCTCGGCGGTCATCCCCGCGGGCACAGCAAACGACTTCATGGGATCCTCCAGAAATGGTGAAGGGGCCCCGCAGGGCCCCAGGGTGATCAGGCGTACTGAACGCTGATCGTGTTGTTGCCAGCCGGGGCATTCGCCTCGGTGCCGGCCACGGCCTTGATCGCCACCACCCGCACGTCCCCGGTGAGGTCGGGGTTGGGCGCAGTCCGGGCAATCTCACGCACGGTGGCACCAGAAAGGGGGATCTCCTGGATACCAGGGGCGAGGGTCACCACCGCCACGGTGCCGTAGGTCGCCGGGGTGCTGGACCCCTCAGCCACGTGGGCCACTTGGATGGTGTACTGACCAGCAGCGCTGGCGTCACCGTGAACCACCAGCTTGAACACATCCTGGGCTTCCAGGCGGGTGTTCAGGATTTGCTCCGCACCAGTGCGGGTAGCAGCGGCGCGACCTCGGGCGCCAGCTCGAACAGCACCCACCAGAACGGTGGCTGCGTCGAGGGTGTAGCCCCTTCGGGGGGCGAGGCCAGTAGAGCGAGCCATTGGGCGTTACCTCAAGGGAACAGAACAGGAATCAGGCGACCACCGACGCGTCGGTCACGCCGTAGAGGCGGGCAGCGGAGCGGCCGTTGTAGATGGCCATGCCGCAGTACCACTCGATACGGGTGCGATCGACGGGAGCATCGGGCACTTCACCCAGGGCCCGCACCGACACGCCGAACTGACCGCGAGCGCGGCCTTGAATGGCCGTGGTGAGCAGATCACCCAGCGCCACGCAGTAAACGGAGGTGCTGGAGCTGGTTTCGGTGAACGGCTGAACGGCCTGGTTTTGGGCGTTCACATCGGTCACGATGATCGGCACATCGCCGTATTGGGTCACCCGGCGGCCAAAGGCGTCCTGCTCGTAGTTGATGAACCCGCCGATGCTGGTGGCACGGCTGGCGGTATTCAGCCGGCGGCGCATCTTCTTGTTCATGATCAGCACCTTCTGGCCGCCCATGGCGTCCACGGCATCGATCAGCTCATCCAGAGCAGCGAGCGACAGCGCACCGTTCATGTTGATGGCCTGGGAGCTGCCGGCATTGATCCGGCGCTTGAGGCCATCAAAGGCGCGGGGGTTGGCCGATTCATCACCGTTGATGAACTGGTCCTCAAAGGTCATCCGCATGGAGGTGACCTTCATGCGCACCTGATCGCCCACCACATCAGCGCCGCGCATGTCGATGATGGAGGTGTCCACATCGACCTCAGCGCCGAGCACCTTGAGGCGTTCGGATTGAGGGTTGAGCACGCCATAGGAGGCGTCGAGGGTTTCGTTGATGCCACGGAATCCCACAGAGGGCAGTTCCTGCTCAACGTCGTAGAAGACGCCTTCACCTTCCACATCTTGGAAGGGGATGACGCGCATCAGCTCGCCTTCAGCGAGTTCACGAATAACGGCGAGGCGAGCCGGATCACGTTCGGATTTGGCCGCCTCCAGAAGGGTCAGGCCCATTGGGGATTCCTGGGATAAAGGACTGCTGGTGGCGTCACGCCGGGTTGGGAGGCATCACGCTTCCCGTGTCGTCACCAGCAGGCCTGTTGCGGTTAAGCCGTGCGGCGTTTGGCGCCGAAGGTGTCGCGGAACAGCTGCGAGGTCGGCACCTTCGACAGGTCAGCAGCGTTGCTCACACGGCCATCGCGGCCACCACGGGCACCAGAACCGGAGCCGTATTCAGGCTGGAAGTGCATGCCGTGAACCGGATCCTTGCGGAGCTTGGCGAAGAACTCAGCTGGAGTGATGCGCTTGCCGGTTTCCTCGTCGAGCCGCGGCGAGCCGTCTGCATCAGCCAGAAAGAGGCCGTTGCGATCTTCGCTGAACTGGTTGCCGTAGAGCTGCCAGATGTAATCAAACGGCGTGCGGCCATCGATCGCGCTGGCTTCCATGAGGCCCTTGGCGGCCAGGAACTCACGTTCGGTCTTGATCCTCAGCGCTTCGCGTTCAGCGGCGCTGGCCTTGGACTGCAGCTCGTTGGTGAGTCGGCCGAGCTGCTCTTGATACTTCCGCTCGGCGTCGGCCAGGCGGGTGTTGATCTGCTGCTCCAGCAGCTGGCGTTGCTGCTCGGCCGCCTCGGCCTTTGCCTGGGCTTCGGCCAAGAGCTTGGGGTCCACCTGTCCGACTTCCTTGAGCTGCGCTTCGAGCTGTGCAGCGCGTGCAGCATTCTGGCGGTTTAGGCGGCGTTCAGCTTCGAGGGCTTTTTTCAGGCCTTCGTTGGGGTCGGTGTCACCACCAGTCGGGGGATCGCTGGGGTCGGCGCCGCCACCATCGGGGTCAGCGGGCGGATCTTGATCTGCGGTGTGGATGAACTGTGCCAGGAGTTCCTGGCGTGCGGTGGGAGGCATTTGCCGTCACGGCTGAGTGCGGTTCAGCTTTCCGGCTTGGATTGACGCATGATTTTGGCCTGCGCCTGCTGGAGCATGCGGCGCTGTGATTCGTTGTAGCGGTTGGCGGCAGTCCGCAGTTGCAGCTGATCAAGCAAATGGCGGTAGTCGAGATCTGGAATTGGCTGTTGTGAATGCTTGGCGGTCATGGCCGAAGGTCAGCTGCCGTGAAACCAAGTGAAATCGCCTGCTGCTGGCAATAAGCAGGCTTGTCCCAATTCCAGGCGTAATAAAGAAAGTCAAGGTTCTTGTCGGCGCCATTGAGTTTCACGTCATAAGCGCCTTTTTGTCTAAAGGCTTCGTCCCTTACAGGGGTAATGATGTCTATCGGCTGTTCACGGGTGACATCAAAACCAATCTTGGTGTCATCACAGGTGTTGTCCAAGTGGCATTGGCTTAGGTAATAATTTGGTGCATTTTGGAAATAAGTCTCTCGCATGTATTGATAATTCCTGCTATCATTGCTGACGGTCATTGGTCCGGTTAGGAATTGGTAAACCGCAGGCGAAAAAAACTCAGATCTGTTTAAAGAACCAAGATTGCCTCCGTGAAATCCATTCAATTCTCCTATGCCAAAGGCAACTGGTAGCGTTTCGTTTCCCCTGCTGTAGTTGCCGTAGCGACTGCTATCGCGCCATTTGGGTGTATTAAAAGTCTGCACAGGGTAAGGGTCCAAGGTTGGATATAAAAACGGAAATCCCCTGTAATTAGTCGTGTCGTTTAGTGCCATAGGGGGGAATAGCTCCTTTAGATGCCCTTCTAATATGCTTGGCATGGTTATCTTTCTGGTTTTTTTCTTGGAGACAGCAAAAGCATAGGCTTCCCATAAATCGTCTTGGCTGCTATCCAGCAAGGTGAAACCGCCGCTGGTCACATCAAAGTGATACCAAACAAATATTCTGACTTTTATGCGAACTGCTATGCAGGCTTCTTTCGTTAGCGGCAACAAGAACCAGTCTTCATAGAAGCCGCCCGATTCTAAATACGCTCGCCCGTAAAATGGTGGCCTTTCTTTTATATTTAATGCACTGTTTGGGCATAAAGCTCCAATGGTTTCATTGGATTTAACGCCAGGCGGCCCAACTAATAACTGAGGATCTGCTGGGTCAAAATTGCTGGGCGAAGTGGATTGAAATCCCACAACGCCTTCGGTGGATCCGACTGCCCCAGGCTCCGGTCGCCGGTAGGTCGTGGGCGTCGCGCCAAATCGTGTCCGCTGCGGTCTGGGCCTAGTGGGGCCCTTCAGGTCAGCGGTCTTCTGCTGCTGCAGCCACTTTGCTCTGTTGGCCAAGATTCTGGCCTTCACCACCTCCAGAATCCGATTCGGAACCAGCTGAACATCAACCAGCAGACTCATCAGTCGTCCTGCAGCAGGTTGATCACGTAGCTGCGCGTCTGCCCTGAAAACAGCGATTGATCTGAGCTCCAGCGCGTCACCGAGTGCGGATAGGTGGCGCCGTCCACCACCAAGACGAGGCAGTCGAACACATACCCAACGCCGCTGCCGGTGTATTGGGCTGTAATTGCCGGAATCTCAAACCGCCCCTGCGTGGTGTTGTAACTGCCGCCGCTGCTGATTGCGCCGGTCACTGCGGCATAGCCGTTGGCGGTGGCCAGTTCCACCGCTTCCCATGCGCTGGTTGTTGAAGCCACGCTGAGCGCAGCACCGGGGTCATAAGCCAGGAACGCCTTGAAGGATTTTCCCGTGAAAGCCAGGCCCGCCTGGCGTTCCAGTTCCTTTGGTGTGATCGTGAGGGTTGCTGCCATTGGATCAGGCCACCTTCAGGGCCAATCGGGCGATGCCCGTCACGGGCCAAATCACCTTGAAATCGGTGCCGGCCTCGGCCACTTGGTTGCCGCCGAAGTCGATGAACCAGAGCGGCGGGTCGCCGGCCTCGCTGTCGTTCACCACCAGGCCAAAGCTGGCCTCAATCGAGCCGCCGGTGGCAGTCCAGCTGGCATCGCTGGCATCCAGCATGGCTTGATTGGTTTCCACCGTGGTGATCGCCACGCCGGTGAGCGCCTGGCCACCGGTTGTGTAACCGTTCCCGTTGGCCACCTCGGTCTTGGTGACGCTGGCCAGGGTGGTATTCGCCGCGTTGAACGTCGCTGCGGTGCAAAGGATCACCCGGAGGGTATCGGTCGCTTGCAGCGTCCCACCCAGAATCAGTCGGTTGGTGTGGTTGTACTGGAAGATCGTGACGGCCACAGATCAGACGCTGGTGTCCATTAGGTTTCCAATCTTTACGCCGGCAGCTCGTTGGTTGGCTCTAGCGCCAAGACCATCATTGCGTTGGTGACAGAGACTGACAGGTTGGCCGTCGCGGTGCCGGTGCTACCAGGCGTGGCCTTGGTGCCGACATAAAAGGCAAAGCCGCCGCCGTTGCCGCTGACTGTGCCGGCCTCACCACCTGCAGCCAGTTCAGTCAGGTTTGTGTTTGTGAAGAATGAGAATACGTTGGTAGCAGAACTGTCGTCAGGGCGAGTTGCGATGTAGACGATCCGACTGTTGTGAGCTAGAGAGTCGATGCTGGGCCAAGTGATGTTTGGCGAGGCTGGTGTCTTGGTGTCGGTTGTGATTGCCCTGCCAGGTGCGATGGAGGGGCGTACTCCTCTAAGAACGTAGATCCGAGCTAGCGAATGGTCGGCTACACCTGTCGTTGAGACGTTGGCTTCTGCACTTGACTCCGCAAACTTCCAAAACACTGACAGCTTGCTGCCGGTGATGTCGGCAACGTCCACTACGGGAGAGCCAGTGAAGGCCGTCCATCCAGACGGGGCGCTGATGCTGGCGCTGCCGACGCTGGTTTGGTGAACCAAGATGCCCAGATCTCCTGTCGTTGTCGATGTGGGCCACGCAACTGACAGAGCCCCAGTGGTGCCGGTGACTGCAGTACCTGCCGCTATGAAGGCTGGGCGGGCAGGAATCGGCGGAACAGTCGCACTGCGGCGCAACCGAAGCCCGTTTACTTTGATCTCTGTAGAGCGGTCAGCAGTGCGGAAGGTGCTCATGCGTCCTTATCGCCCAACAGCTGAATCGTCACTTGGCTGCCGGTATCGGTTACAGCCTGGATCGTGTCATTCTGGTCGGTGATCGTGATCGGGTACGGCAGATCCAGCATGAACGTCTCCTTGGAGACGATCTGGACTTCGGCAAACTGATTCGCGGCGGAAGCGGTGCCGACTGAACCGGTGCTGTCGGGAACGTTGTACAGCTTGACGATCTGCGACGTGGCGCCGCTGTTGAACAGCACGAAGCTCTTGATATAGGTCGTCGTGCTGGCAGCGTTGGTGTACACCGCCCCTGCGCTGGCGGCGACGTATTGGATATCGGCGAGGCGAGTAAAAAGGCGGGCCATCTAGTCGTTCATGTCGAGGAGGTCTTCGCCGAGCAGGGCCAGCAGGCCGAACCGCTCCCCTAGGTTTCCGCCTGCCCGTGGCTCCACCAAATCCAGCTCCAGATCCACTGCCGGCACTGCGATGCCCACGCCTGTGGCAATCTCCGGTGCAGCCGGCTCCACCTCCAGCTCGATACCGGGCGCGGCCAGCAGCAGGGCATCCCTGGGCACCACCGGGGCGCCGGTTTCCAGCTCCAGCTCCACCGCCGGCACCTGAACCAGCGCGTCGCTGCCCACCAGCGGCGCCACAACATCCAGCTCCAGGTCCACCAACGCCGGGCGGATCGCTACGCCCGTGGCAACGGCCGGGGCCTGGGCGTCCAGCTCCAGCTCAACGGCCGGCACCCTGATCGGCAGCACGGTTTCCACCGTTGCCGTGCTTCTGCTGCGGGCCTCCAGCGTTTCGCTGCTGGTCAGGGCATAAGGAAACTCGATCACCAGGGCCCGATGCCGGCTTCGTCCTATCAGGGGCTCGATCAGCAAGAACGGCGCCACCACCTGATTCACCGTCTGGCTGGTGGCCGGCGCATCGTTTTCATTGGCCGGCAGATCCTCAAAAATCGCGCCTGGATCGGTCGCGTCGAAATCTTCCGGTGCTGCAATTGTGGATGCCGGCGCGGGATCCTCGCTTTCGTTGGGTGGCTCCAACACCGGCAAGCCCTCGACTGGCACCGGCAGCCGCACCCAGCTCACGCTGACCGTAGTTGTTGCCCCAGCAACACCGCAGAGCAGTAGATCCGAGCTGGCCACGATTCCGCTGGCATCAAATGCCCAGCTGGTGCCATTCAATCGGGTGGAGATGCTCAGCCCTGCTGCATTAATGAACAAGGGTGCAAACGGCGTTGATGGAAGCCGGTCTGCACTGGTCGTCACGTTAAATCCGTTTGCATAGCCCATCCGCAAGCCTGTAAGCATGACGGCATACTCCCTAGCGGCCTGCTCTGCTCTTGGGTCGATGATGCTCCCATCTGTGCCGATGGTGGCATCAGGCGCATAAGGCATTGCGTAAGAATCAGTTACCGACTGGTAGTTGCCAGACGCTGAATCAAACTGCAAGCCAACGGATGATCCGCCCGAACCGATTCGGCTGGAGCTGTCGTAAAACGTGCCAAATCCCAGATCCTGTAACAGTGGATCGTTGTAATACGGCTCATCAATGTAGTTCTCAAGCAGCTCGCCACCAGACGGGCGTGATGGCAGCTGGGCGCGGCCAATTGTGGTCCGAACCTCTGTGCCATCGCAAGTGAGTTCTTGCATGGCTTTAAATACCTTCCCCGTGATCACGCCATTGCCTACATCGAGCGCCAGCTGTTTTGATGCTGACTGCTGGCCTTCCTGGGTCAAGCCCATGGCCTGATACCTGGTCGTGCTGGTCTTGGTGTACACCCGACCTGCAATACCCGTGAACTCGTCGTATTCGGTTTCAGTCCGACTGGCTAGGACGAGGCTGCCTCCAGACGGCGAATCCGACCCTTCTGACTCGGACCCTTCTGAATCAGAGCCTTCTGACTCGGACCCTCCTGAGTCGGAGCCGTCTGGCGCAGCTTCTTCTGGCGGAGGTCCAAAAAATCCTGCGTAATCCTCAATATTTAACGACCCTGCAAATTCAAAACCACTGATATATTCCGTTGTGACTTCCTTCGACAGTCTTGGGCCATCTGTTGTCAGCTCGTATTTGTAGGTCGTATAGCTCTCCCTGTTGGCATCACCGGATGGCAATCCAAGGCCATTCTCTAGGCTCCACTTTACAAATGTGCCGTTTACTGCCGCCACTGTGCTGCGTGTAAAGCTATATCGGTCGCTGACTACATCGGCAGACTGCTGTTTGCCTTCCCCGTCCCGATAGCCAACTCCAATGTAGTTTGTAGTCGTCTCGCTCCATGTAGTGCTCGTCAGAGCAGTGGATGCTGGAGTGCCATCAATCTTGACAAATTCGATCTTAATGATCGTTGGCGCCGCAACTGTTTTCTCGTAAGTCCAGTCGTTTACAGCCACTTCTTTACCCTCCCACCGAGCGATAGGTCACCAAGGCTTGATCGCCTGGGTCGTTGCCGCCCTGAATTGGCTGCAGGTCAATTAGTCCTTCAGCGGTCAGCACTGGTGCGCTTGTCGCAGCGGTCAGGGTCACCTTGGCAATTCTCAGCTGCTCGGCGGCGGTCAGCACCGCATAGCAAGATTCAGATTTGATCAGCTCATTCACCACGCTTAGATAGCCCGAATCAAACTCAAACTGTCGGTTCAAAAATGAAAACGTTAATGCTCGCGAATCTGCTGCCAGCGCGATCCCCACTTTGGTGAGGCAGTACATCAACACCTGCTGAGCGCTCACAGGTGGGTAAGTTTCCGCAAACGCGGCTGGTTGAGTGCTGGTGGCAATCGTTGTCACCGGCGCAGGAAACACGTCCGTGCTTGAACCATTCGACTGCTGGAGCGCCAGCAAGCAGCCGATCTCCACCGCCGATTTCCCCCGCAACGGATCGGCCTTGGCTCGCAGCACCCGCAGCCGCCTTGGGAATCGAGTGATCGTGTTGGTCTGCGGCCGGTGGTAGGCCAGCACCACCTCCGTGCCCCGGGCCGGCAGCACGATCCCCTCCAGCTCCAGTGACCCGGTGGTCGTGATCAATCCGCCATCGGTCAGGAGGGTGTCGCCCACCTGGCCGCTGAGCACTGTGCCCAGGTTGCAGATGATGTTGGCGCGAACATCAACCGTCACCGCTCACGCCTCCCACAGCTCAAGGCTCACCACATGGCGGGTGGTCTTGACGCCATTCGTCAACACGATTTCCTTCGTCATCGATGGCGGCTGCGACGGATACAGCGCCCCTTTGATCGGTGTCCCCAGCGTGGTGGTTTCGTACCAGGCCTTCACTGCCACCCAGCCTGCGGCATCGGTGTACCCCGTGATCTGCTTGGCCTTCACGGCACCTAGCGGCCCATTGATCCAGAGGCCGCCGGCGGCGGTGCGCTGCAGCTGGGGGCCCTCGGCATAGGCCTCCGGTTGGGCAGTGAGCGTCAACGTGGCGGAGCCCAGGGTGATGGTGCCGTAGTCGGGTGTGGATTCCTCGCTGGTTTCCTGTTCGGTTTCCTGCTGCCGCACCAAGACGGCGAGCTGCTGGGTGGCGTCCACCAGCTCAAACGACACCGACACCAGCCCGCCAGCCGCTTCGGCTGCAGGGGCGCTGGTAAACCAGCAGGCCACATTGGTCCAGCTGTAGCCCAGGGCGCTGCCGCTGAACGCCACGGTGGTGCCGGTATTCAGCGCCACCAGGGAATCAGGATCAGCCTTGCGGGCGTTTCGCCACGTCTCGAAGACATTGAGCAAGGTGAGCCATTGCGCGGGCCGCACCAGGCCCTGCACAGCCCAGCGACGTGCGACCAGGCCATTCACCGTGTCGGCCTCGGCATAGCCAAACGGTTGCGCCTGCAGTTCGCTGATGGTGAGGGAGCCAAGCGTGACCGCCATGGGTCAACCCATCCCGCTGAGCATGTTGAGGTAGGAGGCCCCGTTGCCGTCGTTGCGGACGCGGAGGTGAACGTTCCAGTCCTTCTCCACCAGCCGATCCACGCTCTGCTGAAGCTTGCCGATCGCCAGCGCCTGCCGTGCAACGGTCGCGGCCAGGTCGGATTCGGGACCGCTCTGCTGTGGGCTTGGCCTGCTGGCGACGGCCGCACGGGTGGTGCGGCCAGCGTCAAACATGCCGCGTTCCTTCAGCCCTTTGGTGATGCCCGCTGGGATCACGGTGCCGCTGGTCGGTGCGGTCCAGAGGGAGTTGGCGGGCCGGTTGATGAGGGTGAGTTTCCCAGCCGCAGTGAGGAACGATTCCTGGCCCAGGGATCTCCCAGTGGGACCGTCGTTGATCCGTACGGTCTGACCTGCCGCCACAGGGCCACCCGTCCAGCGGGAGCCGGGGAGGCCGGAGGCCTGAGCAAGCCAGTTGTAGAACTCCCGCGCAGCACCAGCAGCCCTCACCATCGCGTCGCGGATGCCACCGGCCGATCCTGAGGCCTTGGTGAGGTTCCCGGCCATGTTGGCGGTGGCGATGCTCTGGGCTTCGGTGCCAGCGGTCTTGAGGGCGTCCACCAGCGGCTTGGACTTGGTGGCGCTATCGGCAGCCTTCCCGCCGATCTTCCCGGCCTCGTCGGCGGTGTTGCTGGCAGCCTTGCCTGCATTTCCGAGCTCGGTCTTGACTCCGCCGGCAGCCTTGGCGGAATTATCGAGGTTGGTCTTGGCCTGCCCTGCGGCGTTGGCCACATCGGTGGTGTTTCGCGCTCCATCACGCGCTGCGGTGCTGAGATCCCTGCTGCGGCTGGCCGCATCGTCCATGGCCGCACTGGTATTTCGTGCCCCCTGAGCAGCGCTATCCGTGGCATTGGCGGCGTTGGTTGCGGCCTGGGCCAGCTGCCAGGTGCCGTCAGCAGCCTGCACATACTGATAACCAGCGGCGGCGGCGGCATCCCGAATGGCCTGGGTTGGAGCCACCGTGCCCATGGTTGCTGCGGCCATGCCCTGGGCCGCGCCTTCGGCGATCAGGCCATTGCGAGCGGTTTCGCCTTTCACATCGGCGATCAGCCGCTCCAAGGGTTGAAGTCGATTGAGCAGGTCCAGGCCTTTCTCACGGGTCACGAGCTCCGTCTGAGCTGCTTCGAGCTGAAGACGGGCCGCTGCGATCTTCTCGGCGTCCTTTGATCCTTCAGCGGTTTTAAGGGCGACTTTGGCCTGCAGGATTTTCACCTCTGCTTCGCCAATCGCCGATTGGGCTTGCAACCTGGCCTCCTCTTGCGTCAGCACCAAGATCGCCTGCTGCAGCTGCTGTTCCTGCACCAGCGCCGCATACCGGGCCTGGAGGGCCTGTTGCTCGGTTGCGCGGTTCTGCTGCCGGATTGCTTCCAGCTCGGCCTCACCGGCCTTCTGCATTGCCTTGATCTGCAGGTCGCTAGCTCCACGTTCTTTGGCGGTGGCCAGATACTTGTTGAGCTGTTCCTGGGCCTGCTGCAGTTCGTATTGGCCTCTGGCCTTGGCGATGTTGAACCGCGACTGCTCCAGATTGGCCAGTTCTTGCCCGTAGCTCAGCAGCGCTTGACCCACCTGCACTGCTGCACCGGTATCGGCAGCCGCAGCGTTGAGGTTCTTGATCTGGGCGGTCAGCGCCGCCACGTTGAACTCTTGGCGCTTGAGTTCGTCGGCCACCAATCCACGCTTCAGGCCTTCTTCTTCCAGCTGCCGAAGCTTCAACTGGGTCAGCTTGATGTCGGCACCGGCTGACCGAGCCAGCGTTTCGTACATCGCCACCAATTCGGCCTGTTGCTGTCTCTCCGTTTCGCTGGCGACAGTCTTCTCCCGCGCTGCAGTTGCCAGGGATTCGTAGTTCGCTTTCAAATTCTCGGCGGCCACGATGCCATCAGCCAGCACCTGGCGGTTCTTGTTGAACGCCTCGGTGTATGCCTGCACTGCCGTGGGCGGGATGCTGTTGAGCCCTTTGAGTTTTTCGGTGAATGCAGTCGCTTGGTCGCTGGCCGCGCCCAGCTGTTCTTGGAACTGCTCAGACTGGTCTGTTGCCTCAACGATTGCTTGATTCTTGGATGCCTCGGCATACATCAGCCGGATCGTGTCGGCTGCCTGCTTGGCCCACTCAAACAGTTTCACCCCGGTCAAAACCTTCACTGTCTCGATCAGGCCTTGGAATGCTGCTTTGGCCAGCGGGCCGACGACTGGAATTTCTCCAAGGCTTTTGCTGAAGCCCTCAACCTTCTTGCCCGCATCATCAAACGCCCGCCGCAGGCCGTTCAGGGCTTCCTGCACGGGGCCGCCCTGCTTGCCGAAGTCGCGATATTGCACCCCGGACTTCTTGAGCTGCTCGCCGTAGTCAGCAACGGTTTTGCCGGCCGTGGCCGTCACCTGCCGCGACTCGCCAAGGATCTTGTTGTAACCCACCACCGCTGGCACGATCGCTGCCAGCGCAATCACCAGGGGCGCCGCTGCAAGCGTTGCGGCACCCAGGCCGGCAACCAGCGCCTTCAGGCCTGCGGCCACCCCACCAGCTGTCAACCCAGACAGCCCCGCCAGGGCCCTGCTCAGACCCGTGGTGGCCGTTGCCGCGCCGGTGGCGCCGGTGGTCATGCCGCGCTGCAACAGCAGCGACACGCCGCTCAGCCCTGCCTCTGCCGCAGCCGAGCTGGCCCCAGCGCCGCGCAGGCTGTTCCCCAGCAGCGATGCACCCACTGCCGCATTCGCCAGGCTGGCCCTGAGCCCAGCCACAGCTTGCGCCAACTGAACACCGAGGGCTGCCTTGCCCTCTGCCGCGGCGACCTTCATTGCCGCGCTCAGCTTCTGGAATCCGGCGGTTACTTCCGCCGCTTTCATGTTTTGCAGGCCCTGGGCGATCTGGGCCAGGCCCGCCACCGTCGCGTTGGTGTTGGTGGTGGTGAATGCCGCGCGCAGCGCCGCCCATGCCGCCTTCGCGCGGGCGACATCGGCGATGAACCGCCCACGCAGCTCGCCGGCCAGAGCGCGCACGCCCGAGATGGCGTTCTGCACCGTGTCGGTCGCCAGCGCCTTGGAAAACGCGATCTGCGCCACCGTTGCTGTTGCGTACGCACCAGCCAGCAGCCCCAGGCCTGCGATCAGATTCTTTACCGGCCCCGGCAACGCGGAGATAAAAGTCGCTACTCCGTTTAATCCGCTTGCAATTGCCGTTAAGGCCTCAATTAAGGGAAGCGAAGCTTGAACAAATGCGCTGCCGACTGTGACAGAAAGGCTGTTCCATTCTACACGCTGCTTATTGAGCTTTTCCTGCGTTGACTCAAGAGTTGAGTTGAGCTTACTAAGCTCAACGTCATTCATGCTTTTAATCGCTTCAATTAATATATCAGACGTAATCTTGCCTTGGCTGCCAAGTTTCTTCACTTCGCCAACGCTTACGCCCATCGTCCTGGCAACGGCTTGGATGACAGGAGGCATGTTCTCCATAATTGACCGAAGCTCGTCGCCTTGGAGAGCGCCAGCAGCTAAGCCTTGGCTCAGCTGAAGAACTGCAGAGTTAACACTGCCAGCGCTGAGGCCAAAGTTTTTTGCTGTTGCATTGATCGCTGTAAAAACCTGATCAATATCGGCCAAGCTAGTACCCGTTGGACGCAGCGCTCCGTAAAGCTGAAGAAATCCATCAGACGCTTCTGTAACGGATATATTGAGTAGCTTGGCGCTTTTGCCGATTAAGAGTTGAGCTTGTTCAGCTTCTCCGTATTGAGCAGATAAAGCCTTGATGCGCACTTGCACGGCCTCTGCTGCAGTAGCGGCCTCAAATGCGCCCCTGGCAAAGCCTCCAAATGCTGTTGCCGCTGATGCTGCAGCGTTTGTAAGACTGAAGGCAATGCCCTGCACAACGCCATCGAGCAAGCGAAATTTATCGGTGGATTCGCCTGCCTTGGCCAGCTCGCGTTCGGTTTCGCGGATTGCCCCTGAGAGCTCCTTAAAGCGCTGGCCGCCGATCGCGACGCGCTCCAACTGCCCTTGCAGATCCCCGAGCTTGGTGCGCAGCGCCAGGATGCTCGAAGGGTCAGCGTTGATCAGCAGTTTTTGATTCTCCAGGTCACGCAGCTCCCCTTCGACCCGATCGATTTCACGGCTCACGTCGGCGAACTCGGCAGAGTCCACATCGATCCGCAGCTGCTTGTCCTGCAGTGCGCGAAGCTCGTTCTGGAGGTTGGCGGTCTTGGCCAGAGCAGAATTGGCATCTGCGTCGATCAGCACCTTCTTCTGGCTGATCTCGTTGAGCTCTTTTTCCAGTGCGTTGATTTGCCGCTCGGCATCGGCGAACTCCTTGGAGTCCACGTCCAGGGTGAGCTGAAATGATTGCAGCGCCGAGAGCTTGTCCTGCAGGCCGGTGATACTGCGGTCGTTGACGTTCAGCTCAATGCGGCGCCGCTCAACTGCTGCGATCAGAGCCTGAACGTCTTTGATTTTCTGGCCAGTTTTCTCGAACGCGCTGGAATCCACCGCCACCTTGGTCTGGCGCTGCTGCAGCCGGCTGAGCTCGGTGTTGAGTGCGGCCAGCGACTTGGAGCTGAACCCCTGGATACCTTCCCCGAGGCCCTTCCCAACCGCTTGCCCGGATTGCTGCGCGCGAGCTTCGAGCTGCTGAAACCCGCGCAGCAGCTCGGAGAAATCACCGCCAACTTGAACCTGAAAATCGCTCATGGCGTCACCACCAAGGTGGGATTGGTCCAGGTCACGACGACCTGATCAACCACGCCGATCCCCTTGCCTGGTGCGTCGCCGTCGATCGGCGTGGTCTTGGCCCCAGGCAGCAGCGCCAGGATCCGTTGCGCCACGGCCTGGAGCTGCGCGGCGGACTGCCAGCCCATCACGTAGATCCGCCAGGTTGGATTCGGCAGGGTTTCGGTGCTGAGCAGCGGCCGGTTGGCAAACCCCGGCACAGCGGTGATCACCAGCTCGATGCCTTCAGCGATGGTGCCGGGGGGCATCGATTCATTGGCCGCCAGCACGGCAATGGCCGGCCTGCTGGTGCCATCGGCCAGGGTGTAGGTGCCCAAGGCTGCGGCGATGGCCGTGTCTGCCACCAGCCGGTCGTAGATCGCCTCAGCGGTGGCAGGGAGGGTCACCAGCGGCGGCCGTCGTTCCCTTGAGCTTTCCGACACCACCGGCAAACTCTGCAAACCGCCAGACGGTGATGGAAGCGCTCCCGCTTCACGAGCAGTTCCGCCTCAATCAGTGGCGTGCCTTGATTGATAACGCCGGCCCCGGCGATTTGGAATCGCTACGGCAGATCAGCCATCAGGTGCTGGATTACGCCATCACCAACCGAGCCTTTGCGCTTGCACAGGCTGCAGCGCTGCTGCCCAAACAGCAAAACGCCCCAGCTGCCTGAGCAGCCAGGGCGCAGCGTGAACCGAAGATCAGAACTCCAGCTCATAGGGGCCGTAGGCCCGCAGCGTGGTGCCGTACTTCACGATCTCGCCAGCAGCGGGGGATTCCTCGAAACCGGTAAAGCGGCCGTAGCCGTAGCTGGTCTCGGTGAAGCCAACGGGGCCGATCCGGGCGTATTTGACCATGAGGCCTTCACGCACCGACTCCTTGGCGGCGATCCGCATCAGCTTGTAGGCCGCGTCATTGTGGTTGGTGACGCCCTCCAGGCTCCAGCTCATCGACTTCGACGTGGCAATCGAGGTGTCAAACGACTTGGCCTCGTCGTCGTAGGTGGTGACGGTTTCCTCGTTCTCCGACTCGCTCGGGGCGCAGTTGGTCAGGCCCAGCAACCGGATCGGGTTGTGGGTGCCGTCCAGCGCCAGGGAGGTGCCCACCACCACGCCGCTGGCCACGGTGGCCTCGGTGGCGTTTGCAGCGGTGAACGCAAACGACAGGGTGAACGGGGCCGTGGTGCTCACGGCGGTCACCTGATGGGTGCCGTTGAGGGCTGCGAAGGGTGCCGGCAGGCCGCTCACGCCGATGGTGGCGCCAACAGCAATGCCGTGGGCTGCGCCAAAGGTCAGCGTGGCCACGTTGGAAGCAATGGCGGCCTTGGTGATGGTTTTGCCTTCACCGGCGAGCAGATTGAAGGTGCCGGCGGTGCCGGTGGGGATCACCAGGGAGGTGTTGGCCAGCAGCGTGGTGTTGTCGATGAACTTGCCGACGCCAAGGCCAGCATTAGGCAGCAGGGTGGCCAGGTTGACGGAACCCTTCTTCAGCACCTGGAAGAAGAAGTTGTAACCGTAGGCCTGCGAATAGACCGAAGACATGGGAGCAGCAGAACGCTTCCTCTCCAGCGGTCCAATCCCCTGCAAGCCGCCGCGACGGCTTAAGTGCAGCGCGGAAACCTAGCTGCAACCAATGGTCTGGGCTGCACTGTGAGCTGTTATCCCCGTGGTGTGTGCCACTGCCCGCACATGAAAAAACGGCCGTTTCAGGCGCGGGTGTGGTGGCAGGGGCGGTATTGGAGCCTGGGGTATTTCGCCAGCATCACCGAAGCCGAAATCAGGGTGAATCGGGTATATGCGGAGATGGCCGAATGGCAAGAAATGCAGCTTCCTCCGCCCACACTGCTCCCCCTCCTGCAGAAGCGTGAGGCACTGCAAGCCACACAGGATCCAGCAGCTCCGGCCAGTGGAACTCCCGAACCTGCCCCTGAGCTGTGCCCTCTGCGATGAGGAAACCACTCCAACCGCCGGGGGCCTGCCGCGGCGCCAGCAGAATCGCATCGCTGGTCACCAGAGCCAGCCGGGCCGGTGGGTCGTGGCCTTGCCCTGCCGCTGAGAGCACGTCGTAGAAGGCCAGCGCGAAGGTGGGGAACGCCTTGGCGCGGATCAGCGCCAGCATCGCCGCGCCAGCTTCCGATGGCGGCCGCTCGCCGGGCCGTTCCTGCCGGAAGAGGCAGTAGTCCGCCAGCGGCGGCACCGTGGCGCCCTCGGCCATGGCCAGGACGTGGGTGCGCTGGTGCAGGTAGGCCACGGGCATCTCTGCCCAGTGGAGCCGTTGGCTCAGCCAGCGCTCGCCTTCTTCGATCGCCTGGATGATGTAGTCGAGGGTGAGGGCCGCGAACTGCTCGCGGCTGAACTCTGGGGCATGGGGCCAGAGGCGGCGGCATCGCCAGAAGAGCTCGGCCCAGTCGATGGGTTGGGCGAGGAAGCGTCCGGGGTCGTCTCCGGTGTAACCGGCGAGGCCGGCGCCGCGAGCTTTCCCAGCGTCTCGGCCATCTCCTCAACTTGCTCCTCGGGGGTTTTGGCAGTGCCGCCCTTGGCGGCCTTCTCGCTCTCGGCAAAGACGGCGATGGCGTCCTGCAAAGGCCCGGGAAGGGTTTCGCTGTCGGCGGTGGTCCAGGCCTCGCAACCAGGCAGCCGGCGTGAGATCAAGGCCGTCACGGTGCGAAGCGTGAGCTGGCGGTATTCGTTGTCGAGCGTTGTCTGGATGTCGGCCACCAGGTAGGCGTGGTGGAGCATGGCGCGTTGCTCGGGTGCCTCCAGGGGTACGGGAACGCCCATGCGGGCGGAGAGGATGCGGATGGCGATCCGCTGCGCTTCGGTTTCTTCGGTGCCGTCCGAGACAAGCGCATCAGCGAGGGTGGATGCTTCGCGGTAGACGATCGCTTGGTATTCGTGCTCGCGGATGTCGATGATTTCGCCGGAGCGCAGGGCGCCGAAAACGGGGAACTCCAGTGAGCAGGTTTCGCCGTTGACTTCGGCCTCAACGAGACGCGTTTCACGCTTGGGCGCGACAACGAAGGGGAGCGCAGGGGATGGCATGGAATGCCGGTGGTGGGGTGCCGTAGGTTTCCGGCTCAACCGCGTTTGAACTGCGCCAGCCAGATGTTTTGCAGGCGCTCGCCGAGTTTGTAGACCTTCACCCCGCCAACGTCTTCCTGGCCGAGCACGGCGCGGGTCCAGGGGCGAGCCGGCAGCAGCACCCGATCCGCGTCGCGGTTCCCCCAGGGGTAGATCATTGCCCCTTCATGCACGGCGGTGGCGTAGTTGGCGGACCAGCTGAAGGTGGCCTGATAGGGCCCGGTCATCTGGTAACTGCCGGACTGGCGGAGGTTGCCAGTGTCGATCAGGTTGCGGGGGCTGCCGACCGGGCTACCGGCGGTGCGTTGGGTGGTGCGTGGCCAGTCCCAGGCCTTGGCGGTGAACGACTGCTGGAACGCTGCGAACAGCTCCCCCATCACAATCTCAGCGGCGCGGCGTGAGGCGTCGCGGGCCCTGGCCTGCAGGTTCCCGGTGCTGACGCGAACGTTGATGCTCATGCGGCCACCTGGAGTTCAATGGTGATGGCATCGCCCAGCTGGGCGCGGAGCTCGGCGCCGATCCCACCAGGGCCGAAGGCGCCACCGAGGGACGTGATGGTGGCCTCACCCTGCTGGCCCTGGACGGTGGGGAGGGATTCGAGCAGGCCGAGAAATCCGCGGCCCGATGCACCGGTGAGCAGTCCTGCCGGTGCCAGGCCGGTGGTGTCCCAGCTCAGGCCGGCGGTGGCCTGCAGCCAGGAAGTGTTCGCCGGCA